CCGGATTCTCAGGCCATGGTTGTTTTACATGGTCTCTGAGTCTCCCGGGTCGCCGCCTACTGAGCGCGTGGACGTCGGCGAGCCTCGCATCGGTCAGATGATGGGCTCTTACCTTTCCTTCCCCCTACTCTGTTTACAGAATAGGATGGCATTCCTCTGGTCCGCAAGGACTTTTGGTTTGTCTTGGAAGGAGACGGTTCGAGTCCCTTGCCTGATCAACGGCGACGATATCCTTTTCCAGTCGGAGAAGGCTCTGTCGCAACATTGGATGGGGGTTGTCGGCGAGCTTGGTCTTGAGGTCGAGCGTACTAAGACTAGTGTTGATGACGTGTACGGTTCTTTGAACAGTACGTTGTTACGTCGTGTCGGTGGCCACCTTCGGGTTGTGCCGACACTTCGTTTCGGTCGTCTTCGTCAGTCGGAATACGTGACGTCTCTTGGTCGTGAGTTCGCACAGTTTCTTGCGGGCGTTTCCAGTAATACGCGCTTTCGAGCGGGTATGGTCTGGTTCCGGAGGAAGATTGGTTCTTTGAGGTCAACTAGATTGACTCTACATGAACTAGGCTTCCGAGGGACGCTAGCGTTGAGACTGGGCAAGCTCTTTAAGCTCGCTCTTTGGTCGAACGAGGAGGTTACCGTGCCGCCAGCTCCTGTTGGGCATAACGTATTGTTGTCTTTAGACGACTTTACGTGGGTGCCCGAAGCTGAGACGACGGATGAGTTGCGACAACTTTCCGCTTTCGAGTGTGCTTCTTGGAAGTACAGTCTTAAGTGGATTGAGAGTAAGGATCGGGATACACTTCGGTATTTCCTGACCCTGTCCTCCATTCGTCGCGATGAACCCGTTTGTGGCCGCGTTCAAGCCGTGTCTTTTGCCGCTTCGCAGTGGCAGGGGAGATGGTTGACAAATGAGAAGAAACGGTGGGACGCACGCGTCAGGTGTGCGTTTCAAGAAAAAAGGAAGGTGGGTGTGCGGTCGGTCGCAGTGCCCGTTCGTGTTTTGGATTTCCATGACACGATCGCGGCATCTTACGACACTCCCCCGCCGTATGAGTCGGCTAGTCTGAGTGCTAGGCGCGATTCCGCCGTCGGGCCCGCTATGGACGATAAGAAATAGTGGGTGCTAGACCCGAGGAATGAGAGTGGTTGCACAGCCAAGAGGCTTGTGAGGAAAGCCTGGGCCCCCTACCTTCTGTGGTAGGATAAGCTGCGTACTCCCGCATAAGCGATTTGCCATGACAATGGCGACGAGAAGACCTTGCGATTCAGGTCATCGTTGGGGGGCGTGGGCCCAGACGTTAGTACTCCACGGTTGTAGGGGCGGGGTTTACTCCGCGGCCGGGAAATCAATCCCCGGTAGCTACTCTCACCTTCGGAGAGCAGGATGTAGGCGTGTTGTAGGACACCCGAACCTGTGTTTA